ATAACCTTATGGTCATTGCAGATCTTGATCAGAACAACTCCGATCCAAGGACGCATGAAGAAATCACGCTCGATAAGATTCGCGGATTACTTCAAGGCAAAGCAGACGCTGATGTATCGTCTTATTCTATAGCTGGAAGATCCTTGACTAAAATGACGTTCTCAGAGTTGACCGAAGCAGAAGACTACTTTGCAAAGAAAGTTAAATCGCAGCAAGCAAAGCTGGACGGTCAAAGTAACAGAGACACTGGCGCAACAATTCAAGTGAGGTTTTAATGGCCTTTTTAGACAGATTTAGGCGAAAGCAAGAAGTTAAAGTAGTCAAAAGAAATTATGCTGGTGTGAACACTGGCAGATTGTTCGCAGACTTTGTTGCGTCAGAAAGATCAGCAGATAGTGAGCTTAGACCAGCTTTAAGAATGCTCAGGAATCGATCCAGAGACCTTTCTATAAACAATGAATACATCAGACGATATTTTGAGCTGTTAAAGGTCAACGTCATCGGTGAGAAAGGGGCTTTTTTTCAGTCTAAGGCTACAGATTCAATTGGAAACCTAGACCAAACAGGCAATCAGGCGGTAGAAAGTGCCTTTAGGATGTGGGGAAAGTTCGGCAATTGCACAGTTGACGGCAAGTTATCTTGGATTGATGCACAGAAATTAGCAGTCGAATTAATGGCTAAGGACGGCGAAGCGTTCATTATCAAGCACAGAAGTGCTGATTTTACGGACAGTTTCGGCATAGAGTTCTTGGAAGCTGACCAAGTTGATGACCAATTAAACAAGAAGCTGGATAACGGCAACGAAATCAGAATGGGCGTTGAGTTAAACAAGTTTAAACGTCCAGTTGCTTATCACATTTTGACGTACCACCCTGGTGATTATGACTATGCGATGAGCAAGAAGTCTCCGAAGCATGTGAGGATGCCAGCGAAGGATGTCATTCATTTATTTAAGCAGTTGCGGCCAGGTCAAAGCCGTGGCGAGCCTTGGTTGGCTCCTGCTATTCCTGCGATCAAGCAATTAGGCGCATTTAGAGAAGCTGCGGTGATTAATGCTCGTATTGGCGCGTCAAAGATGGGCTTTTTCACATCTCCTGGCGGTGATGGATTCGTTGCAGATGATTTTGACAACCAAACTCCGATCATGCAGGCAGACCCAGGAACCTTTCATAACTTACCTGCTGGCGTTGACTTCAAAGGCTTTGAGCCTCAATTCCCAACTAACGACTTTGATAGCTTTCACAAGTCTATTCTTCGAGGTATTGCTAGTGGTTTAGGGGTGTCTTACACGTCATTATCTAACGACTTAGAAGCGACTTCTTACAGTTCTATCCGTCAAGGTGCGCTTGAAGAACGAGATTTCTACAAGAACATCACTAGCTTTGTGATTGAGCACTTTATCCGCCCAGTTTTCGATGCTTGGCTTGAAGCTGCGATGGAAGTTGATTCGTTTGGGATTCCTGTACGTCAATATAACCGATTTTCATCAGCGGCAGAGTTCAGAGGTCGAGGATTTAGCTGGGTTGATCCGCAGAAGGAAATGACGGCAGCGATTGCAGGTTTGCAGAACGGAATCTTGCCGTTGAACGCAGTTGCGGCTCAGTACGGCATGGATACCGAGGAACTACTGTCGCAGATAGCGCGTGATCGGTCTTTGGCGGAACAATTCGGCATTGAGTATTCACTAGAGCCGTTCGGAGGTGTCAGAAAAGAAGAAGTCGTTGAAGAAGACGATGACGGCGAACGTGGATTGAACGAAGCCTTGGCCGAAAGCCTAAAGCGGTGCTTCATTGAAGATTAATCAAGCTCTGGCAGTATTCCTTGAACGACTGCAACGGCTTGATAGTAAATCCAAGGATCAATTCGAGGCTCTAAACAAAGAATTAGAGACTGTCAGAGACTTTAAGCTGATACCTGGGGATAAAGGCGACTCTGGCGAACGTGGCCCACAAGGCTTAGACGGAGTTTCTGGGCGTGACGGTTCGCAAGGCGAGCAAGGTATTCAAGGCCCAAAAGGTGACACTGGCGCACAAGGATCGCAAGGCTTGCAAGGCGTGCAAGGTGAGCAGGGCCAGAAAGGCGAACGCGGTGAAAAGGGGCAAAAAGGCGACAAAGGGGACAAAGGAGAAAGAGGTCAAGACGGCAAGAAAGGCCAAGATGGTAAGTCAGGACGTATCCCACGGCACAAGATTCAGAACGGAGCGATAGCTTTTGAGCAGCGCCCAAACGAATATGGTGAATGGATAAGGTTCAACATGACGAACCAGTATATTTCTGGCGGTGGGGCAAAGACTTGGACTGATTACGCTACTGGATTCAGCACAGAGCCTACTTTAATAGAAACAATCGCGGAAGGTGATGTTTATAGCTATAATTACGATGGCAAAACGCTTTATAGATTAGTGGGAAACCCACTAGATGCTTTTTATACAAATTACAGCGGCGGGTCGTTTTCGGGATTAGTCGCACAGAAACAAATCACAATTTAAGGAATAGCAATGGCATTCACGGCAACAGATTGGTCAATTGACCGCGCGACAGGCGCAATTCGATACATTGGAGACGATCACGGTGGTGCTTCGCCTTCATACGCGACTGTCATTGAGTTTCACCGAGCACTTCAAGACTTTGCAGATGATGCAAGCTCTGCGGGTGATGATCAATTGGATATTACCGATGAGAATCCGTCAGCACGTTCTACGGATAACATCATCACGCTTTTGGGTTCTTACAACATCGATGACACTGCTTCTGAGCACCTTTATGACGGTTCTATCATCCAAGCATCTGGCGCCACAATCTATGACGGCATTGTCAACTTCGGTAATGCTCCTGATATCCAAGTCATTCAGAACGGCGCTGTAATTGCAGATGACTGGTGGAACAATGACAACAACGCAGCAAGTTTAGGTCTTAACTCAAGCGCTGCTGGCGGTATTTCTCATCGTTTCATGATCAAAGTCAGAGATGGCGGGTCGGATGTTGATGGCCGAAGATTATTAGGCTTGACCCGTGATTACGGCTTCACTTACGGTGAGTTCGGAATCTCCGCAACTTCCCGTGGTAATAACGTATTAGCATTAAGCCGCGCAACTGACTTAAATAATCAAACTGCTTCAGGAACTGTTGCAGCTTGGGATAGTTCTGCCTCTACTCAAGGCTATGTTGAGCTTGATGTTGACAATAACTCAGTCAACGAAGCCTACTATATCGAATGGGACAAAGGCACTCAGACAGACATCAATGATCTGTACGAGAAAGCAAAGTACATTACTCGCAATGGTACTGCTGAGACTTTATTCGGTCTTAACGGTCTATTGTTCCGTGGTGTGACCCATGAAATTACGCTCAACGCTAGAACTGGCACGTTCTCAGCGTTTGAAGCAGTAAGCTGGTCAGGCGGTACTGGTCAGATGTTAGCAATCGATTCTGTTACTGCTGGCACCAAGATGTGGATCCAGCTTTTAAGCGGTGTTGCTCCGACTGACACGCAAGTTATTACAGGTGTCTCAACGGCAACTGGTACGGCTTCAGGTACGGCTGTCACTAGAACGCTAGAAACCACTGCCGCGCCAGGTTTGGGTGTTTCAACAGGTTCTGCTTTGATCGGTGTTTATGGTGCTGGTTCGCAAGATCTTGGCGCTTCTGACAGTGTTAAAGACTTAACCGATAGCATCAAACAGCCGCCCAACAACGTGACTTTCACGGTTGGTGGTTTAGTTGCTAGTGAAGACCGAGTTCTGGTCGGGCCTTGGAACGGGTCAGCTACGGACGCTGAAGGCAATCCAGCAATTCAAGTTGATCAATTGTCAATCAGTGGCGCTATAACTGGCACAGTGACTTCGGTTGTTGTTGCAGAAGCCATTCCGAGCGATACGCCAGCCTCTGGTGTCATCCGAGTTCAGCTCGCTAGCGGTGCTTACAAGCGGGTTCCTTATACCAGTTATACAGCTTCGACTTTCACAATTGGGTCAACTGACTTCTCTGGTGATAATGCTGCTGACGGCGCTAACGTCTGGATTGCGTACATCGACGTTCTGGCTGGCGCTACAAGTGCGAACTTTACTAGCGTTTACAGCTCAAACAGAAGCCTTGTGATTAAGGTGCGGGATGGTGGCGCAAGTCCGATTAAAGAGTTCATCACATCAGGTGTATTAGGAAGCACTGGCGGGTCAGTAACGGCAATCAGAACAAGTGATGCCTAATGACTGTATCGGTCGCATGGGATGGTAATGGTAGACAGTTCACTGCTAATATTGGCAGTGATTCTGTCACCGTTGTTAAATATGCAGGATCAGGCGGCTCGCCAAGTGCGGCTGCTGCTGATGGTTCTATAGAAGGAACAACTGCTATAACGGTTCAGGTTAGCAAGCAAGGCGTTGCTTTGTTTGTTGCCTTACCTTCAGCGTTAAACTTCTCAACAACAGAATCAGGACAACTGATTTATGTTTGGGGAAACTTCCTTGCGGCTTCTTTGTTAAACACTCAAGCGGCTAACGGTTTTGGTATTTGTTTAAGCACTGGAACGCCGACAGCAAGCAACTACTCATTGTTCACCTATTATGGTTCGGATAATTACGCTGGTGGTTGGGTAAGAATGATTCTTGATCCGACTAAAACTAGATCAGGAGGCGCTGGTACGTTAAACACATCAAACATAACCCACATCGGAGTTTTCGCAGATGTAGGTGGTACAACAGCACGATTTGATAATCTGATTTTAGATGCTTGCGATGTTGGCAATGGTCTAATAGTGACAGGAACGTCAACGCTTGGCTTATTCAATGAACTTGTTACGAACGAAGCAACTCAAAGATATGGCGTTATCCGATCATTAAACGACTCAAACACTTCTATTGAAATCGCTGGGACTGTGACGTTAGGCGATACAACCGCATCAGCCTCAACGATCACAGATGAAGACTCAAAGATCTTTGCGGCAGAGCCTTTGTACTATCAAGGCGGTGTGGTGGACGCGGTTCCTGTTACGTTTGCTGGGATCAATGTGGTCGGTGGTTCTGGGGCTAACAGCCTTTCCTTTGGCCAACCAGTAAGCACGACAGGTGGGCGTAATGGGATTTCAATTGTAGGAAACGATTCTTACGACTTTGGAATTGACTTCTCTGACGGTAATGTGGAGACGGGTAACTTTTACGGTTGTTCGTTTGAGAACCTGACTGGCACGTTGAGTTTTGACGCTGCGGCGCACAACTTCAAAGGTAACAGTATCTCAGGTTGTGCTGGGTTTTCTTTTGTCACAGGTTCAGAAGCGGTAGATTGTGCGTTTGTTAATTCTG